GGTGTAAACGTAAAGCGGCCCTTCGCGTTGTTTGGTACGTTCAATCCAAAGTTGGCCTGCGACAAAGCGTTCAGACTTCATGCCAGAAATTCCTGAGATTGGTATTGGAGCGGTAAACGTGCCAGTGATTCCGGCTTGGCGAAGTATGCCGCCTCAAAGCATTCCAGTAGAACCGCCAGTCACTTTGCAACTTGGCTTTCCGGTTATCCAAGTGCCTGGTTGCGTCGAGTCTCGTAATACACAGCCAGGTAACCAAAAGGCTTACGACAACGACCCGAAGGGCAACTTTGTGGTTTGCGATGGAACGATGCCGTCATTCAAGCCACTGGATTTTTCACCAACGTTGCAGCCGCCTGAAGGTGTAAAACCACCAAAGTTAGATCCTGGAGAGGATAAGCCGAAAGAGACAGCCAAGACTCAATCGGCCGTAAACCCCCTGCCAGCTGCTGAATCTGGCATTCCTATATTACCGGAAGAATTGCCTTGTCCGCCGCCTGATGCAATTCCTATAGGAGCAAAAAATAAATTACAAATCGCTGTGATCGTTGGGTATGAGGTGGTTGACGGCAAATGCGAGCCACAGCTTGAGCTGTTGCCTGTCGTAAAAATCGTTGGCAACTACTTGCCTGGAGCGCCTGTTGTCATGACGACTGCAGCAATTGCAGCAGTAGCAACAACCAGTGCCATCGTTGCAAAACCTTTAGGCGACATTTTGCTCAAGGCAGTCAAACCAATCGTAAAAAAGACAATTAAAAAGATCAAAGAAAAGCTCGGTAAAAAAGTGGTTATTGAGTCTGCTTTTGAGCGTCGGAAGGGTCAACGCGCTTTGCGGAAGTAGGAATTGAATGCGTGTGGGGCGGTATAACGCCAGGCGGATTAACTAGGACGACATCAGCGCAAATTTTGGCAAAAGGCGAGTCAGGGTGAAACATGACGCCTTCTTTCATAAGCTGACCGCAGTTTTTAAGTCGGGCAACCTCGTGATTGAGCCTGGAATCAGCAAGCTTTGCATCTAATAACGCGACTTGTTTTTCTGCTGCTGCTCTGCATGCCCTGACGTGTGAGCGGTCCAGCGGAATTGAAATTGTTGCTGTAATGCCGCCATTGATCGAAAAATTTGTCTTCTGGCCCGTTCTGACTGGTTTCATAAACAGGATCGTGCCTGGGGAGTCTGGTCGACCATCGGGTATTGGATTATTCTCTGAATCAAAAGCGCCACTTATATCTCGATTGTCGTAGACAGGGTCAAAATATGTAGCCTCGTAAGGATCAGCCCAGCCAGTTGTTGTGCTGATAAATGGATTGATGTTTAGCGTTGCACCTTGGCAGCTAATTCCGCCACCGTAAGTGTTTGTAAACTGCCTAGAAGGTACAACTTGCACAGCCTGGTTCGTAACACTTCCGCTGCTATTAGCGACTGGTGCAGCAGTACTGCTTACCTGCGCTTGCACTGGAGCGGAAAGCGCCAAAAGCGTTGCTAGGACTCGCTTCATTGCGTAAACGTACTTGTTGTCTCCGTAAGAGATTCAATGTCTGTTTCACGAGTAATTAGCGCGTGTTCAACTAAACCTGGGCCTTGAAGAGTCTCAATGAACTGGAACGAAGCTCCCTGATTAACAATGCGCCATGCTGGTTTTGATGCCGGATCTAAACCACGCCAAACACTTGCAATGCCGTTAGCAGTGTTAGTAGTCGTGACTAAAGCCATGGGAGCTATAGGGCCATCAGGCTCAATATTTGTCCCTGAAACACTAAGCTCATAACCGGTTCTATATTGGTAAGAGTTTATAACCTCAGTAACTTTTGTTTTTGTAGTTGTGCTTGAACTGAGTACCCCTTGCTGAAAGTTAGGAACAACCGGAACCGCCTTTAATGGAGCGGCAAAAAGAATCAGCGAAAAGATAAGCCAATACCAAAGCATCACTTGATCGTAAGTTCTTGAATAACTTGACCGATTGCAGTTGTACCAGCGCCGCCAGCTGTAATTGCTAACGCTCCGTCAGTTGCAAGTGTTCCAGCTAGTGAACCAGCAAGACCGCCTGAAGTAGTAGTTGTGTTGCCGAAAACAGGCAGTGCAGGAACTACTCCTGACGTGACTGTTGTTGAGAGGACTGCCGGGACATCATCTCCTTCTGTATAACTTTCGCTGTAACTAAAAGCATCACCAGCAGTGGTAATGCTGTAAGCGCCAGGAGTGTACCCGAGAGCAGTCCCGGAACTAAAAGCGGTAAACTTTGATGCAGTGTCCAAAGTAACGTTATTGCCAGATATGCTAAGTGAACTCGGCTGCCTGATTGCAACTGATCCCGCTCCATCAACTGACAAAGAAACGCTAGATTGAATTTTATGGGTAATGTCTGCTTGCGCTGGAACGGCAAACAGTGTGATGCCCAGTACCAGAGCTAAGCGTTTCATTTTGGCTTTGCCGTAGGTGTTTGTTCCTTAATTGTAGGCTCCTCTTTTTTCTTTCTGTTGTTGCCGACAGACAATCCAAAGGAAGCAGCTGTGCCACTTAAGATACTGGCTGGATAGGTTGGGTCGAGAGACTGCTTAAAGACGCCAAGGTAGTTGGCAGTCAGGATTGCCATAGCCCAACCAAGTAGCACAACCTTGATGACGTCGCCTAAACGGGAGTTGGATTCCTCCTGTTCTTGCTTTTCAGTGGTTTCTGCCATGATGAAGTAACGCTAGAGGTCGAATGGTGGTTGAAATCTGGGCAGCTGTAGCTGGAGCAAGCGTTGGCGTTGCTTCTGCTGGTCTAACGGGAATCAACCGTCAAAGCCAGCAAGGCAGGGATTCCTTGGTGCGGTTAACGACTGCTGTCGATAATTTAGCGGGCAGAATGGACATCCTTCACGCAGACATCAGAACAAGAGATCAAGAAATTTTTGCCCGCCTTTCAATGCTGGAACAATCAGTGGCACGGCTTGAAGGCCATAGCAATCGCAACTAACGTTGTGACCACACGAAAGTTGTTTGGAGCAGCGATGGGTCTTAGTTTGCTTCCATTCTTTCATTGGTTTCGTGGTACGCCCCACCAGCTGGCTGCGATTAAGGAGCTTGAGGAGCGAATGCCTGAAGACCTTTTGGCGGAAGAAGACAACGCATGGTTCGATGCGTGGAAAGCAAGCGGAATTGACCAAGAAGTCTTTATGCCTTACTTCAGTCAACTTGACAACAAAGTTGGAATACCTACCCGACAATGTTTTACAAGCGCGTCGGCCATGGTTGCAGCTTTTTATAAAAAGGTTAAAACAGATGATGAATATAATGCTATACGGATTAAATATGGCGACACGACTTCCGTCGAAGCGCAAATACAGGCATTGGAAAGTTTAGGCTTGAGCGCCAAATTTATAAAAAATGCCGACCGCGATATTATTGAAATAGAAATTGAGATGGGGCGTCCAGTTATTGTTGGTTGGCTAGACAAAGGGCCAATACAGTCGCCAACATGTAATTCAGTTAGTTGCGGACATTATTCAGTTATCTCTGGTTATAGCGGAAAAAATAGTGCAGATCCTGAGTGGATAATGCAAGATCCGCGTGGTTTACCTGACATACAAAACGGTGGCCATACAAATCCTTATATGGGTCGCAATGTTCGAGTGCGCCAGGCTGAATTTGACGCTAGATGGCAACCAGAAGGCCGTAACACTGGTTGGGCAATATTAGTTGATGATTTATGAGCATGAAAGTCTTAATTGCTTGTGAGTATAGCGGTCGTGTACGAGACGCATTTCGACGTTACGGTCATGATGCGTGGAGTTGTGACTTGCTTGAATGCGAGGGAGATCCGCAGTGGCATTATCAGTGCCCTGTTGAAGAACTGCTTTACGATCATTGGGATTTAATGGTGGCGCATCCACCTTGCACTCATTTAGCCGTAAGTGGCAGCAGGCATTTTCCAGAAAAAAAAGCTGATGGGAGGCAGCAGCAAGCGTTAAATTTTGTTCGCTTACTTATGGATGCACCTATTAATCGATGGTGCATTGAAAACCCTATTAGCGTGATAAGTTCTGCTATAAGACCACCAGATCAAATTATTCAGCCTTGGGAGTATGGACATGGAGAAGTAAAAGCCACTTGTTTCTGGCTTAAAAACTTACCTCGTCTCAAATCAACTAATTGCGTTGAAGGCCGTGAGCCTAAAGTTCACAAGATGCCTCCAGGACCTGATCGTTGGAAAGAGCGCAGTAGAACTTTTAAAGGAGTGGCTCAAGCTATGGGAGATCAGTGGGGCAATAAAAAGCTTCCAAGCTGTGTTGAGCAAGGTGTGTTATTTACATGAGTTTTTACGCAATTTGGAGTTATCTGACCGCGTTCTGGACAACAGTCGTTATCGGCTGCATGGACCCATACAACTTTAAATATTGTGTACGGGTTGATCAGTGGCTGTTTCCTGTTGTCGGTGACATCATGCGTGCAAGGGAGCCATACGCTTCTGAACGCCGTTACTTGGATTTATTGGAGCGTTCCAATGGACTGGATGATTATTGAGCCAAGCTTGGAAGCAAAGTTAAGGCTTGAGTGCAGTTGCCGTGGAATCAAGGAAGGAACTGATTTGGCCAAGCTTCAAAATTTGTGCATAGCGCTTATGCAGCAGAATTTTTATCAAGGTCTAATGCTGCGTCAGGCGGTAAACCACATTGGGGCTCTGGAGTCTCAGAGCATTCTTCCATAGTTTTGGCAAGTCGAGTTTGTGCGCGTCCTTTTAGTCTCGCGTCTACAGCCTCTTGCCATTTCTGTTCGTCTTTAAAGACCGCTTGACGGTAAGAATCTTCGTCTAAGGTCTTTGCGAGATAGTCATAGACAATGTTTCGTACAAGAGCTGAGGCCTTAACGTTGTGTTTTTCAGCTTGATCTAAAAAGAGTTGACCACGGAACGACTCAAGTAAGACTTGAATATATACGCGGTTCCCGTGTTTTGTCGCCATCGACCAATACTGTATTACTGCAACCTTACCATGTTATTGAGT